CTTCGATTTCCCAATACTTTTCAGATGGCGATACTTTAGATACAATTCTATTAGATCCATCCACCTGTAGTGTCAGTTGGTTGGATGTAATGACGATTTTATTTTCATTGATCGCTGCCAAAGACAAATATACATCGCCTTCGTTTTCAAACACCCCATCAGGCAACAAAATGTATGTTCCATCATCTTTTTCTTGTAGAGGGCATACAATCGGCATATCTGATTTCCAGCTGCTACAGTAACCAGATAACACCATTCCCTTAAATGGATTTGTTTCTGATGTGTCTTTAATAAGCTTAATAAAAAGATTGGCTGAGTGCTGATAACCTATAAGACTGTTCCCGTCAAGCATTATCTCTCTACCGATCTGTTTGATTTGTGTTACTACTATATCCATTTAATCGCCTCCTACATAGCCTTTAATCTATTCTTCAAAGCAACGTAATCAGCGGAAGTTATTTTACCATCACCATTGAAATCATAATGAGATATCATATCTGCATCTGCTGTTACAATGTTTGAAACAATCATGCGAACCATAAAAACGTCAGCCCACGTATATATATTGGTGATTCCACTATTCTTTATCTTTACTGTGCCATTATACAAACCGTCGGAATCTATATTCCAGCCTCCTATGTTTCCATCATTTGTCCTGATAGTTCCACCATCGAATAGTGTTCCTGTTATCGTTGATCCAGATATTTTACCTGTGATTTCCGCATTAGTCGCTTTTAATCCATTTGCTGTAACATTTCCATCCGCATCCACATTAAATTTGTTACCATTCGTGATCCGGATACCTCTTAATGTTCCGGCTGTTATGAAATCTGCATTGAACTTTCCATCGATCGTCCATGCAGAATTATACGGTCCCTGCCATCCATTCTGACTGAATGCTATACCTCCCAGATTCATCCTAATGCAATACTTCGCATTCTCTTTCGGTAATGCATCCAGGATATAGATCTCATTCTGTGTTTGATAAATATGTCCCTTTTCAGCCCATGCATTTATCAGCTTCGTTGCCATCTCCTGCGCCTGCTGCAGCACTGATCCTTTCAGTTTTTCACCATTGTTGCCAAGAATGGATATTGCATCATTCACCTTTCCTGTTATGGTTTGCGGTTCTGAAGACAATGTGATTTTGTTCTTCTCCGGAGAATCGTGATACCTCTGCAGCTTGATCACCTTTTCAATTATTTCAGTATGCTCGTCGATAATGACATGTGCAATATCATACAGCCTCATCTTCAGGAAGCTGTATCTGTCATCTGTTTCCGCAAGGTCATTGACCGTAACCTCAAAAGATAATTCCGGATATGCCTGTTCCTTCAGCTTCTTCTTAGCATCAGCAAGTAGGTTCTCCGGAATCGTATACCGCTCATCCTTCCATACGATCCAGATCGGATGCGCCTTGCCTGCATATGCATTATCTTCAACGTAGGTCTTCCCTCCATTTATGGATGCAAAATTCACATAGCTGCCATCCTCATTCTGCTTTCCATATGCTGTGATCCTGGTGGCGAAATCTTTTGAATTGCCTTTCATCTTAACACTTTCCAGATTCAACTGTGGGGTGATATAGATTCCTTTATCTACGACCTGTTCAGGGTCCTTCACAATGATCTGTTTATCAAGTGTTCGGATCTCATATGTAACATTGAATATCTCTTGACATTTGAATAGCACTTCATAATCAGACGCATCTTCCATCTCCGGAGTCCTTCGATAATCTCGTATACCTGCGTTTAAGATAGACCAGCCAGACGGTTTGATCGCTTCCAGAATCTCTGATAGGCTCTTAGTCTGGAACTTAGCCATATCCTTCGTGTTGAGATAAGGCTCATTCTGGTGCCATTCATCCATATCCAGATTGCAGGTTATCGTGCATGCTGTCTTTCTCTTATTGATATCTTTGATCAGGTAGCGGTTCTCTTCATTTCTGACAGGTGTTTCATTGGCGATATACCGGTACATTTCATCACTGGGCGAAATGTCAAAGCATAAAGTCTGGGTACCGTCATATTCATATGATGTATAGTAATTCTGCCGATTGGTAATCGGTAACCAACCTTCCTTTGTATAAATTTCAAGCATCTTGTTCCTCCTATACGAAAATTGGTGTATATTTCAATACGACTTTTACAGATGTACTGCTCATACTGATTTTTTGACTTCCCGGATCCAATGTAGGAAAGCTGTTCTGTTTCAGCGTACAATCCGGATATTTATTCGGCTCTGTATCTGTATAAACTTTTTTCAATTCACCATCGAAATAGACCGTTCTGTTTGCATACAGCTTCCGGATGGTATGCCCGTCAATAGTGAAGGAATCCATAGCTGCCATTGGCGTTATTTCATACACACATTCTGTTTGCCAATTACCTGCGACAACGATATGGTTTTCCGCCTTACTAAGTAACAACTGGCGTCTGCTTCCTTCCTGTATGACGGACAACGGGATCGTCACCCTGTACCAGCCCTGCCAGTATTCATCTACGGGTTGGCTCAGTTTGGATAGATAGCACCGATATTTGAATCCATCTTCAATGTCGATCATGTTCTCTTCATGGTTCAATAGCTCTGCCAGAAAATCAGATATATCCTTCTTACTGCGAAACTCGGCTATCAGCTGCATACTCTTCGGCGTCAGCACTCTTTTGCCAAGAACAGGACGCAGGGAGCGTTCAGGCTGAAAGACCTCACGCTCTACTGCATAGGGCTGATATGTGAAGGAGTTTACTCTCATATGGAATCGTTCCATCCGCTTGTTGTTAATTCGCATATCACACCCTCCTATCTAAGCTCTGCAAGCTCAACACCCATTTCAGGTGCAAGCCAATGCGCAACTTCTGCACCGTTATCCAATACGAATTTAAACTCATTAACACCATTACGTACTAGCTGCATAGTCTTTGGGAACGCGTTCGTTATCGTTGCCTGTTTTGCGACATTGAGTTGGTTTTCCAATGTAAATCCTCCAATAGATGCATCATACTGACCTTGAATGTCTTTTACCATTTTGCCAGCTTCTTTGGTCATATCTTTGGAAGCTTTTGGGGCTGCCAATTCAAATCCCACGGCAATACCTGGTGGTAACCATTTACCAATCATATCCCGCATCAGTTTGGACGGTGAACCTATATTGAAGAAATCCAACATACCATCTACGATTCCATCGCAGAATCCACTGATCTTATCCAAGATCCAATCCTTTACACTTCCTATACCTTCCCACAGCCCCTTGATAAGGTTTATACCGATATCTACCATCTTGCCAGGCAATTCCTTTGCTTTCTGGACAACAGAATCCACGAGCTGCTTTGCGGCGTTGATACCAGTGTTCCATAAATTAGAACCCCAGTCCCTTACTTTAGACACTGCATTTGTGAGCCATGTCCAAATCTTTCCTGGCAGAGACCTAAACCAATCGACAACGCTATCAATTGTTTTTGATACCCAATCTCTTGCACTGGTATATATATTGCTTCCCCAGGTCTTGACTTTCTCCCAGGCGCTCTTCAACCATTCCCATATCTTTCCTGGTAATGACTTGAACCATTCTACTACCGAGTTTATGAATGCCGGAATATCTTCAGTAACGAAGTTCTTCAGATCGATGCCCCACTGGATGAAATGGCCAATGATTTGTCCGACCATATAACCAATGTTATACGGTAATTGATTGAACCAGTCGATCACACTCTGGATCCACGCCGGAATCGTTTCTGTGAAGAAAGCTATGACACTGTTCCATGCATCCTGGAACCATTGAACGATGCTGTCACATAATTCTTGCAAATTCATTTTAAAAGTTTCCCATGCTTCCGGTATCGTCACTGTAAAGAAATTGACTATGCTTTCTATGATACCGGAGAACCATTCTACAATGCCGTTCCACATATCTGTCCAGAACTGCCGGAATTCCTCAGAGGTATTCCATAGATAAAGGAACACTGCGACAAGTGCTGAGATAGCGGCAATCACTGCTCCCACCGGATTCGCTGCTAAAGCCGCGTTTACACCAAGTATTGCTGTTTTTACACTTCCTACCATTTTAGGGATATCTTGAATGAAATTCACTATTTTCCAAGCAGCGAATGCAGAACCTACAGCTACAATAACAGGTAACAAAGCATTCAAAACCGCCATGATTTCATCGCTATGTGATAAGACACCGGTAAGTGCAGGAATAACCGTATTAGACAAAACATCACTAAGCCCCTGCATCGCTTTTCCTGCAAATTCATTAAATGTATCTTTTAATGTAGAAATCTTACCATTCAATGTTTGTGACTGCTTGTCCATTGACTGAAAATACTTACCGCCTGCTGATGTAGAACGTTCCATAGAAGCAGTTATCTCATCAACAGAAAGCGAACCGTCAGATATACGGTCATAAAGACTGGCCATAGATTCACCTGTGCTCTTACTGATTTCTTGTAATGGATTAAAACCTGCCTCTATCATCTGTTTTACATCTTCCAGACTTACCTTACCGGCTGAAGACATTTGACCGTAAGCGGTAGCTATACGTGTCATCTTGTCCGCAGACCCTTGTGATATATCACCGAGCATTTGCATTTTTTTCATTGCATCATCTGCGGTGAAACCATAATTCATGAGTAGCTGTGTCGTATCTGCTAGCTGTGGCAGCTCAAACGGTGTATTAGCTGCAATTTGCTTCAGCTGTTGTGTTATTTGTGCAGCTTTTTCAGCAGATCCAGTCATGACCTCAAATGAGGTCTGATATTGCTCGATACTAGCGTTAAAACTGATACCTGCAGAGGCGAAATCTTTTGCAATTTTTCCAAGCCCAAGCGCTGCAACAGTTCGCTTTATGCTTGAACCAAAGGATTGCGTTTTATGCTCGATTGCATTTAATCTCTTCTCAAAATCATCCTGTTGGAGTTGCAATTCAATGATGATCTCTCCATCATTTGTAGCCATGCTTATCACCCGCCTCTTTCTCTATACGTGCAAGTAATTCAGCCTCAATTTCTTGTGGGGTCCTATCATTCTCTTGACACATAAAATCATTCGGAATCTTCCAAAACTCTTTCAAGCGTAACGCTTCTTTCCGTTGCTCTTTTGGCATTTTATCAATTTCTGTTGTTCGATAACCGATAACCTTTATTAACTGTGTGTTTTCAGTTAATCCGTCAAATAAGCTTTTGAATTCATACCAATGTAAATTCACGGTCAGCAAATCAATATGGTATTGTTGCATAAATGCTGCATAAATAAGATCCATGTCAAAGTCGAAGCGATACGGAATATCTTTACATGGTTTCCCCTTTTTAGAAGGTTTCCCCATCCGATAAAAAGAAAAAAGGGCACGTAGTATGTCCTCCTGATTTTCACGCTGTATGGCCGGGTCTACTTCTAAAGCATTTATCAAAATAGAAGTTTTATAGTATGGGTCGATGGAATCATCCGATAGGATCAATTCAAAACGTATCCAACTACGAAAATCTGTATCTATTCTATAACATCTATCTTCTATTCTTATGGTATCCGGAAGATCTTCTCTTGTTAACCACATTTCTTATACCGTATTTATCCTGGGCTTTTTGGAGTTCATTCGTAAACTTACTAAAATTATTTAAGATATCTTCTACCTGTTCTCTCTCTTCTCTAGCAAGCTGAAGTTGTTTTTCTCTTTGCTCCTTCATGAATTCATCCTGATAGATTTCCATTAACTTCAGAACTAGATAATATGGTCGCAAAGACCTTTCGCTCTTAAATATCTTCTTGTAAGCGCCATTACCTAAAACCGTATCAATCGCATGTTCACACTCTTTCAATAGCCCATCTTTAAATTTGATGCCTTCCATCTGGAGCTGCCTAAAATCTTCCAGCACCGCATTTGAATCTAAATCTAGGACATCACAGTTAAATATCTTTCCATCGACATTTAGTTTTCTAAGTCCATTTGATTCGACTGTAATTATTTTTTCTTCCATGTAATCACTCCTTACTCTCCATCAGCTGTGAATGTTTTCGTTGAAATATCAAACTTACCAATCGTAACACTTCCCTTTTGCGCAAATGTTCCTTCTAATGCTAGCTTTCCGCCGCCTTCTCCTGATCCCGGATTATCAGGCTGTACTTCATAAATACGCTGATATGCTTTGAACTCTCCGGATTTTTCCATCTCATTCCAAGTTTCAACTTCTACTTCAGTGAATTTTTCGCCGACTTTTTCTTCTTTTCCTACAGAATATAACCATGCAGCGAATTTGTCTGATGGATATGCAGTTCCGCCATACGAAACATTTGGCGCATACCCCATCAGATTGCTTTCTGCATTCTTTTCTCCGATATACTGCACCCCATCATCAACATTCGGATTCATGGCTTGTGTCCAATCTGTAAGACCCTTATTGGCCAAAATAAAGGATTCTTCAGAACCGAATTTAACATAGTGAAGATTATCCTCCGTTCTAAGCTCTCTAGATGGTATCGCTTTTGTCATATTATTCAAACCTTCCTTTCTTCTCATAAGTTAGTTTAAAGCCGGCCATGAAAGTGGAAAGTTTGACGCCCTCTCCTTCATAGTCAGCTGGCAAATCTGTCATCTCTAACCCGATTGGGCTTGCTCCTTCTAATTTCAAGGATGGAAAGCCTTGTTTTTCTTCTTCTTCGAAGACGCTAGCCAAGGCATATAGTACTCTAGATAAGTCAAGCATTGCTTTTGTATCTCGCTTTGATGATTGCAATAGAACACTAAAGTTAAACTCAGCTTTATATGCACCCGATATGTATTTTTCTTTTATCACCGGGTCTGCATTTCTTTTGAAACACAGAGATGTATTTTTAGAATCATTGAAATACTCGAGACACCAAGGTATACTATCGACATTGATATTTTTCACATACTCGTACAATCTATCCTCTACTTGTACAATATCCTTTGAATTCATTTAAAACTCCTTTCTGAAAACACGTTTCGCAAACCGTATCCATGAACTATTCTTGACTTTCTTCGTCACTTCGAACCAATCCGATCTACCTGTACCATAAGATAGATTCCTTGATGTATATATCTTCGTTTCTCCACGTTTCGCCCACGGACTACCGGATTTTTTTCCGACCATGACCTTTCCTTTCCATTGGAAATGGGCATACAAGACTGCAAAACCTCCCCATTTTAAGAAATTGTCTTTCTTGGATGTGCTGCGAAATACAGAATTTCTCAAAAAGCTGTCTCTTTTAGGAACGTTTGCGTTCGTATCCTTTGCAATCTGTGATTTCAATGCTAGTATCGTTTTCCATTTTGCTTTATCAACTCGTTTCATCACTTTGTCATGGTCTATTTTTACTCTTACTGACATATGATCTCGATGAATTCTGGCTTATCACGTAGAGGATTTATATTAGACACAGAAGTGATCAGATATTCCTTGTCGTTATATACGATGGTATCATCCACATGAATGGAAAATTCTGTTTCAGCATTAGAGACTTTTTCGACAAGTTTCTTATCAGCGATAAAATCATTACAATCTATCGTGATCAAAACTTTATCGTCTGATGTTATTCCTCTTTTTGATAACTTGATTCCGTATGTTTCATCCACTTTAACATATTTGATAATCGCAGACGCTTCTTTCAATTTCCCACTATCGTCTTCACCAAGCCTATATCTAATTGCAATCTGATGGGGCCTTAAGAATCTAGGGGATATCATAGACAAGCCACCGTTAAGCCGGCATTTAGTAATTCGTAATCGAGAAATTCCTTTGCAATCGTAGAGAACGGTACACCTTGCATAAAATGAATCTTTGTATCATCAATTTCAAAATTAAAGCCACTTGTACTGGCTGATTTAAAATGAAAATCCGATTTTCCGTTGAATGCAAGAAGCCCTCCATTCTTAGAAATGAAGTCAATCTCTAATGTTATTATTTCAG